TACTTGCTAAATGGTATGATATATGTTCGTTTCTATAACCGCCGCACCTTGTGGCTATGAATAAGATTAATAAGGAGACTTATAATGTCCAGAAGTACACTAGAACAAGTGCTAGAATTGTTAATCAACGAAGAAAATGCAAAAGCAGAATCGCTTTTACACGACTTTGTTGTTGAACAAGCACGACAAATCCATGAGGATTCTCTTAACGAAAGCGACACCGTTGTAGAAGAAGAACTTGAGGAAATTGAAGAATCAGAAGAAGTCGAATCTTTGGTAGATGATATCGAAGAAGATTCTGACGAAATTGAAAATGAAGAAATCTTTGATGACGAAGATGTTTCTGATGAAGAGGCTGTTGATGACTTAGAAATGAGTGATGAAGAAGCACCGGAAGAAGAAATCGAAGACAGAGTTGAAGATTTAGAGTCAGCACTATCAGACCTAGAAGCAGAATTTGAAAAAATTATGTCTGGCGAAGATGATGCAGAAGATGAAGGCGAAGAAGACATGGATATGGACGGCATCGATTTAGATATCGAAGAGCCTGAAATGGAAGAGTCAGTTGAAGAAACTTTCGAAGAAGCAGAAGAAACTGATGAACCAGTTGAAGAAGCGGCATCTGAAGACTTAGACGAAGAAGAAGAAGAGAAGTTGGAAGAGTATACTATTCCAGCAACTGCTAAAGAAGGCGATGATGGAGAAGGTTCTTCACCAGTAGCCAAAGATGGCGGCGCAGACGAAAGTGGTGCGGCACCAGTTGGACAAAACGATGGTAACACATCAGGCGGTTCAGCATCAGCAGAAGATATGAAAACAGGTAATGTAAACACAGTTGGCAATAAAAAAGCGCCAGCGCCGAAAAAAGCCTAAGTAATAAAATCTTTTTAGGAGAAACCAATGACAGTTCTTATTGAAAAATATACACATAATCAAGCAAACGTTAAATCACGTATTGTTGAGAACGAGTCAGGTGAAAAGAATATGTTTATGGAAGGTATTTTTGTACAGGGTAACGTCAAAAATGCTAACCAAAGAATGTATCCTGTGAACGAAATTCAAAAAGCAGTGGAATCAGTCCAACAAAGAATTAAGGAAGGATTTCCAGTTTTAGGCGAATGCGACCATCCACCTGAATTAACAGTCAACGTTGACCGAGTATCACACATTATTGAAAATATGTGGATGGACGGTGCAGACGGATTTGGTAAACTTAAAATTGTTCCTACGCCAATGGGCAACATTATTAGAACATTAATCGAATCAGGTGCCACTTTAGGTGTCTCGTCTCGTGGTTCTGGTGAAGTTGACAATAGTGGCAAAGTGAGCAATTATGAAATTATCACGGTTGATATTGTGGCACAGCCAAGTGCCCCGGATGCATATCCAAAAGCAATATACGAAGGATTAATGAACATGAATGGCGGCTTTGATACATGGAAGTTAGCACAGAGTGTTCAACACGACAAGACAGCACAAAAGTACTTGTCAAAAGAAATAGTTAAGTTCATAAGAGAACTTAAACTTTAATAGAAGAAGGAGAACCAACAATGGCACAAAATGAAATCCTTGCTGGCCTTCTTGAGTCTGATGTTTTGAGTGAAGAAGTTTCTACTCAAATTTCAGAGGCTTGGGAAGCACAAATAAATGAAGCAAGAGAGGAGATAACAGCCGAGTTGCGTGAAGAGTTCGCACAAAAGTTTGAACACGACAAATCAGTGATTGTTGAAGCAATGGATAACATGCTTTCAACTGCAATCAAAACTGAAATGGATGAGTTTAAAACAGACCGTGAAGCCCTAATCGCAGAGCGTGTTGCATATAAGAAAGCAATTTCTGAACATGCATCAATCCTTGAAAAATTCATTACTTCTCAATTAGCAAATGAAGTCAAAGAACTTAGAGCCGACCGCAAGAAAGTTAACGAACATTTAGGTAGAACTAAAGAATTCGTTGTTAAACAACTTTCACGTGAATTGGCAGAGTTCCACGATGATAAGCGTGATTTAGTGCAAACTAAAGTACGCATGGTAGCAGAAGGTAAAGAAATTCTTACTAAAACTAAGAATTCATTTATCAAGCGTTCAGCAGAATTAGTCGAAAAGACAATTGATACTGCTCTACGTTCTGAATTGGCTGTTCTTAAAGAGGACATCCAAGCGGCGAAAGAAAACGAGTTTGGCCGTAAGATTTTTGATACATTCGCAGGCGAATTCATGACCTCACAATTAAGTGAAGGTACTGAAGTTGCTAAGATGTCTAAGAAATTAGAAGAATCCGCTACTAAGATTGCGAAGTTAGAAGACACAATTACTGAGAAAGAATCAGCAATTACAAGCGCCGAAACTGCACAGAAAGTGTTAGAAGACAGAATGGACCGAAACAAGGTCATGGAAAGTCTTTTATCGCCTCTAGGCAAAGAAAAGCGTACAGTAATGGTTGACTTACTTGAAACAGTAAAAACAACTAATTTAAAATCTGCATTTAAGAAGTATTTACCTGCAGTTTTGAATGAGACAGTCTCATCAGAGGCAAAACAATCGTTAAATGAAGGCAAAGTAACAGAACACACTGGCGATAGAGACGAAGAAGTAGTAACTTCAGCGTCACCATCACAGGGTAGCGATGCCAATATAATCCAGTTAAAGAAATTGGCTGGACTTAAATAATAACCAGAAACAGGAGAGAAAGATGGAAAATCTTTTCGAAGGAAATAATTGGGACACTACACGTGAAACTTTACTAGACGGTCTAGAAGGTAACAAACGTGACGTAATGTCTTCAGTTTTAGAAAACACAAAATCAGCACTTACAGAAAGTGCTACAGCAGGTGCATCACAGGCTGGTAATATTGCTACATTGAACAAAGTTATTTTACCAATCATTAGACGTGTTATGCCAACTGTAATTGCAAACGAAATTATTGGTGTTCAACCAATGACTGGTCCAGTAGGACAAATCCATACACTACGTGTAAGATATGCTGAAACTGTAGGTTCAACTACAGCAGGTTCAGAAGCACTATCACCTTTTGATATTGCTACAGCATATTCTGGCGACGGTACAAACGCTCCGGCGTCTACTTCGTCAATGGAAGGCGATGCAGGTAACAAAATGTCAATTCAAGTGTTAAAGCAAACAGTTGAAGCGAAGACACGTAAGTTATCAGCACGTTGGACATTTGAAGCGGCACAAGATGCTAATTCAATGCACGGTTTGGATGTTGAAGCAGAAATCATGGCAGCACTTGCTATGGAAATCACTGCTGAAATTGACCAAGAAATCTTAACATCATTAGGTAACCTAGCAACAGGTTCTGCGTCATATGACCAGACTCAAGCAACAGGTACTCCAACATTTGTTGGTGACGAACATGCGGCACTTGCAACTATGATGAACAGAGAAGCAAACTTAATTGCACAACGCACTCGTAGAGGCGCGGCAAACTGGGCAGTTGTTTCACCTGCGGCACTTACAGTGCTACAGTCAGCAACTACATCAGCATTTGCTCGTACTACTGAAGGTACTTTCGAAGCACCTACAAACACTAAGTTTGTTGGTACTCTAAACGGTACTATGCGTATTTACGTAAACACTTATGCCAACGATGCTACACCAGTACTTCTTGGTTATAAAGGTCAAGGCGAAATTGACGCGGCTGCGTTCTATTGCCCGTACGTTCCATTAATGTCATCAGGCGTTGTGGTTGACCCAGGCACTTTTGAGCCAGTAGTATCATTCATGACTCGTTATGGTTATGTTGAACTAAACAACACTGCATCATCACTTGGTAATGCGGCTGACTATGTTTCAAAAATTGCTATGTCAAACCTTTCATTCCTATAATATTTTATTATATTATAAATTGAATATAGAAAGCCACCTTCGGGTGGCTTTTTTATTGCCCGTTTGCCTGCTATAAAGATAAATACAATTAACATTATAAAGTTTATTTTTTTGGAAGAATACAATGGCAGAACAGATTAAATTTGGTGATAAATTATTTCTCAAAGGCGAAACATTAATTTTAGATAACGGCGCAAGTAATGCCGTAATCAAACCTAAAAATGGTACACTAAAAATTGATGGTAATCTGACTGTTTCCGGAACTCAAACTGTAGTAGAGTCCGAAACTGTAACGATTGCTGACAACATACTCCTCGTCAATTCAAATGTAACCGGTACACCAACAGAAAATGGTGGTATCGAAATTGAAAGAGGAACAAGTGATAACGCATCTATTCTTTGGAATGAAACTGCCGACAAATTCGAATTAAAAGTTGGCTCTGCAAGTGCAGACCTTGTAGCAAATGTAATTACTACAACTAATGTGATTGGTGCATTTACTGGTGATTTATCTGGTAATGTTACCTCTATGGGTCTATCAACATTTGCAGACATAGATATCAATGGTCCAGGAAATATAGACGCCACAGTAATCGGCGCAACTACACCTGCCGCTGGTACTTTCACAACTTTAAACGCAACTACGATATCAGGAGCAGTAACCGGTACAGTTACTAGTATCGCTAACCACGATACAGATGATTTAACAGAAGGCACAAGTAATCTTTATTATACTCAAGCGAGAGTTGATGCAAGATATGCCCAACTACAAGCAGACTCTAATTTTATAGAAACATTAGATGGCCAAACAGGGTCATATTACTTAGATTATAATAATTTTACGGGCACTCCAACTACTACAAGCAGTCTTGCCAATCATAGTATAGACGCATTAAATGATGTAGATACTACCACAGCGGCTCCTACAACAGGTCAAACTATCATATGGAATGGTAGTAACTTTGTTCCAGGAGAAAGTTTTAGTCAAGCAGATTTCAACACAGCATTCACTGCCAAAGATACAGATGATTTATCAGAAGGTACAACAAACTTATATTATACTGATGCTAGAACACAAGCAGTTTCAATAAACAATCTTGTAGAAGATACATCACCGCAGTTAGGTGGTACTTTAGATTTAAATACATTTGACCTTACTACAACTGACCCAACAGTTTCATTAACAACCACATTAACGCCAGTAACAGCACAAGGTACAGTGGGTGCATCAACTGAGACAAATTTATCTAACACTACAGTTACAGTTAATACACAGGCAGATGTCGCAAATGCGGTAAGCAGTTATATAACACTTTCAAGTACTGAAATAACTAATCTAGCATTTAAAGGCGAGATATCATTAACTTATTTTGGTGCGGCAGCAACATCTAGTAATTTTGTTTGGAGAGATGTATCTGATAGTGCAGAACAAAACAATATGGTTATTGTTTATTCTCCGCCAACAGACGAATATACATTTACATTACCAACAGACGCAACATTTCCAATAAACTCACTTGACGCTGATATTTACTTTAAGCAATACGCCTATGGCGAAATGACAGTAACGAGTGCTACCGCACTTAGTAGTTCTACTATTCAACTTAGAGATGCTAACGGTTTTTATATCGATAAAGACCATGTGACAGTTACTAGTTTAGGTGGCACAAGTTATAAAATTATTTACTGGACACACGATGTAAGTGTAGGAGATGTCATTGACGTTATAGCGGCATCGGCACAAACAG